GGGTCTCACCTGTGCGCCCCATGCGTCTGGTGGCATCGAGGTTGATGATTCCGTATGGCTCTCCGTTGCCGGTGTACCCATCCCAGAACGACTCATGCAGGTTGTTTATGTTGCCACACACAACACTGTTGTTGGACATGGCTCTCCAGTTCGGGATGTTGCCCAGGTCCCATCGCTTGGCGCTCAGGTACTCCACATCGTCGGGGTCCCCAATAGCAATCTGCGCTGAGCGTCTAACGTTACCAGCTACCACGATTCTACCGATGATATTCATGATATCGAGACAGTCCACTGGAGATAGCTGGGCGCCCTCCTTGGCGTTGAGTAGCTTGTTGATTTCCATCATGCCCCACACCAGGTCCTCTGGTCCTGATGCCACCCCGCCAAAGCCTTTGATTGGGGAGCCCTTAGAGCGGATGAGATGTGTGGCGAAGGTGAATCCCTTTCCAGTCACGAATGAAGCCTCGAGGACGCGTCTGAGGAGTTCCACCCATCCCTCTCTGCTGTCAGGGACGATGAAGTCTGCGTCATTCTTGTCTACACGAGTGATGGTCACGTCTGTCATGGGGTTGGGGAGTTCACCCACGTTTTCTCTCTGGATGTTGAATCCAACACCGCTACCCAACATGAGCATTTCGAATGCCCAGGTGAATGGTCTGACGGGTTTGTCTACAACCACGAAGGCACAGTTTTGAAGCGAGGGTAATCCCAGCTTGTCAACTGTCTCCGTGCCAAGCTGCCAAAGGAACCTGCCAGCCACGGTGCCCTTGAGAGACATCATTATGTGTCTCAGTTCGTCTTTTTCGACGTCAGAGAAGTTACAGCCCAGTTGCTCGTTGCATGCCTTGACGACACGCTCAACTGTTTCTGGCCACTCTTCAGTTCTGTTTTCAACTGCCCTTGCGTAGGTCCGTTTGAAGACGGGGTAACCTACTTCACCCCATGGAATGGAGTGAGAATCTGTGTTTAACATGGTTTGTTTTTTAGAAGGAAACGGCTTGCAAGATACTACAAAATGACAGACTTTATGAACCCTGAGTCTGACGAATTTGTTATCTCGTGTATAGGAACGAGCCAGCCTAGCGCGTTATTGTCTCCAGTGGCGCTATTATCTCTAGACTTGTATTCGGTCTTGATTAAGTGCTCTTTTAATGGCTCATAATCAAACACATACGCCATAAAGCATTTCTCCAACTGCTTCACGATGTAGACGAAATAATTGACCTCTAGCACCATAACTCCACAGGCTTCGTTCCTCTTTGTACTCCAGTATTCTAGGAACATGTTTGGCAGTCTGTTCTGCTTCCTTGCGTAATACAAGGCCTTCTCATCCAGCTTCACCTCATAGTAGTTCCCAAGCGAATCTTTGATGTCCCAGTATACCATCTTAGGCTCAGAGAAAACCACCTCGTGTCCCTTGGACATAAGGTGTTCCGCCCACATAAGTTCCCCCTTTGCCCCTACGCTGTTGGCAGCTAGAAACTTATTTCGTCCTGAACTCAAGAGAGGATTGTTTGATGAGGTCTAGCTCAATCATCACCTCTTTCTGATAGCTAGAAATCTTGTCCGCTATCTGTCCCTTCATCGTCAAAGGCTCTCCCTTTTCGTTGTGAAGGCTTTCGTACAGAGCTGTGGTTGCCTCGGCCACTCTTGTGGTGGCTATGGCGTACATCTCCGAAAGTTTCAATTTGTCCATCTGCAATTAAATCTAAAATTATGTTTATAGTCTCATCCACCTGCTGCTTGTTCTTTGGCAGAAACAGCGCAGGGAGAGGCTCCCCACTTTTACAAAGGTAGTCTAAATACATCTTCCATCTGAGCTGGAAAGTGTGTTGTTCATGTATAAACCCTTTTGTTTCTATAACAAAGTTGTAGTTTATACCAACGAAGTCTGGGGTATACTTGATTGGAAGGACGTGGGAGTTGGACTTCTTGATGAGGTCCTTACTCCCCTTCGTCATCTTATAGTAAACTCCATTGTAGTGAAACGACTCCTGAAGGATGTACTCCTTGCCCTCGTAGGCGAAATCTAGGTTTTCTTGCTGAAGCCTCTCAGCACAATACTTCTCTAGCAGAGACTTGTACTTGCCGAGGTTTTTCTTCCTTGCGCCTGCACGAGGGGCGGTTCCCGACCCTTTTCTTCTGTACATAGCACGTAAAGATATGCAATACTCTTACTCATTGAACACTTGATACCTAGTAAAATCAAGTCCAATAGGCTCAAACAACTCATTACCAGTTCTTACTGAGCGAAAACCAGTCATGGTCGGGTTCATCACGTAGTTTACTGGCTCGTCAAGTCCTGTGGGCTGTCCTCCAGTCTTCACCTCCCTGACTTTTCGTACGTGAATTTCCGTAAGCCTACGTGTCTGCAAGTCAGGAGCCTGTACCTTTCTATGGATGGTGATGAAGCAGTCAGCCCTATTTACGAACTTGCCCCCACCTTCGGTGTCTTCTGCGTATGGGGCGATTGGAAGGCCATCGTCCCCCTTCCTACGCTGTGCCTCGGTTACAGCATGCATATTGAGCCATACGGCCACGTTGTTTGCTGTGCTGTATGTGAGGAACTCAGAGGCTGCTTCGTAGTGGTAGTCGTGGACTCCGATGTTGGAGTTCTTGAGGTCAATCTTGAGGCTGTTGTATGGGTCTACAAAGACGGCGTCGATGTTCTGGATTCGCTTGACCTTCTCCATGAACAGGATGATATCAGAGTAGCTATAGACTTGATTGTTGTTGATGATAGTGAAGTGCTCGTTGACCCAGCGGTACGCCTCTTTGCGTTGCGTGAAGTTCTGCGTCTTGATAGGCATCGACGTAGCAAACTCCATCAGCGTCATCTTCAGCGACCATGTGCTGTTCTCAGAAGAATACACCACCCACTTCCATCCGTGTCTCCTGCTAGAGTTAACCATCAGATACAAAGCCATCGTAGTCTTACCCACGTTGCTATGACCGTTGATGATTACAAACTCACGCTTGTAGCGAAAAAACTTGTCCAACTCTTCATCACCTGTATCCAGACCTACCTGAATCTTCCCATTGACGAAGTCGTCAATCATCCGATAGTCAGAGTCGTCAGAGGAAATGAACGACATGTCGCCGTCATTGATGAGCAGCTCACGTGTGGCTGACTTCTCGTCGCTGATGATGTCGCGTAGTGGTGAGTTCTTCCCGTCCTCCATGCCCGACCTGATGGTAGACATGGCGTGCTCCTCGGAGTCGATGTCCCGCTTGCATATCTCCCTGAACAGGATACGAACAGCCTCCTCTTCTTCCATACGTCCAGCAGACACGTATCCACCGCAGAGGCGTGCAGCCTTGAGCAGTGTGGCGTGCTTTTCCCCATCCTGCGCCTGACGAATCATACGCGCAGCTAGGTTAAGCTTCATGTAGTCCGTAAACAGGTACTGCTGTACGGGAGCCTGCTCCTCGCTTTTCTTGGTGATAAGACCTCCAAAGGAATCGCTAGTGTCCTTGATGATGATGTCTGGGTCGTACGACTCAAAGCAGGCCCTTGACTCATTGATACCAGTCTCATCTACTTCTAGACCATAGGTCTTGCTGAAGTAGGACTTGATGGCCCTGAAGTGGTCTCTATGGCGCTCTGGGTTGCTGACCTTCACAAGAGCCTTGAGTCCATCCCCAGATGGCGACACCCAGCATGCCCTGACGTATTGGTCTGAACCTACCTGGGTCTTGCCCTGCTCGATGTCTATGTGGTCAAAGTCAAGCACGATAAACCCGCTGTGCTCTACTAGTTCGTTGTCAGCACGCTTGTTGAATGTCCCACTCCACAACACGATTGGAAGCGACATCTTGTCCTCCCTCTCCCGTGTGTCTCTAAACCGCTCGATAGTATCCTTGGACTTGCCATTCTGGATTCTGTCGAGTGCCTGCTCCATGCCGATGTGGTATGGCCTATCTGTGTCGTGGATAGACCTGTACAGCGTGACTTTCATTTCCTGTATTCTTTTGCTTTTTTGAGATACCAATCAGCCTTCTGCAAGTCTCTGGTGATGCTTTCGTTTGGCTTCGTACCAGCACGCATCTTGTACTTGAAGGCATTCATCTCACAGAAGACAACAAAATTTTCCTCTCCCCATATGTCAATCATCATCTCCCAAGTTTCTTTCTTAAAAGAATTGTAGTGGGCTGGGCTGTTTACTAGCTCAACCCCCTGTTCTGCATCCCCATAAATTTGCATAGGTGTATTTTTTTAATTGTTACTTTGCGTTCTGCCTTTGAGCTAGCCGAATACAACTGTCTCTCTATGGTGCTCATAGCGTGTTTGTCGTCCATGATGTCCATGACGTCATCCGAATTGCTGATACACCATACGACTTTCTCTCTGTTTGATTTCCCGTGATTGTACATCACAGTCATCTCAAGATAGTATATCGTAAGGGGTTGCTGTGACATGGAACTTCTTTTTGATTCGTGGAGCCAACCAGTGAAAATCTACAGATGTATTCATGACTTCTTTGCAGTCGTCTTGAGTCAGTAGCACTAGGTTGTCCCCCTCTTTGTTGTCGATGAGCATAACCAAAAACTCTTCGTCAAACTCAGGTATATCAACCATAGTGTTGTAGTGTGACTGGATTATTGTGTGGAATGTGTGTTTCCTGTCCCTGCCCTTTGCTTTGAAAGAAGAGGGGCTGAGGAACTCAATGTCCCCCAACCCCCATTCAATCACACACACAAGGCCTATTACCTTAGAATGGCAGGTCGTTTTCCACCTGTGCTGATTCATTCTTAGGCGGATTCTTCTCTCGGTACTCCTTCGCTGACTCGCTGTTGGGATTGTACACCCGTGCAAAAGGCTTGCCTCCCTTGCTCATAAACAGCGTGATGTAGGCTTGCCCTTTTCCGTCCTTGCTTATGGCGAGGTAGCGGTCGAGGATTTCTTTGATTTCAAAGTCGCGGAGCTTTACGCGCCAGCTTTGAATTTGACCGTTGTCAAACTTCGGTTCGTCAGCGAATCCCATCAGGACGCTGTCGTAATTCTTCTCATTGCTCATGAGTAAAGGAAATTGGTGATTAAGATGTGGACAGTTGCGAGAACTGCTACGATAAGCAAGTTCTCAAGGATATTCTTTGCCTTAGACTTCATAGTACAGGAAATCTGATTTAGGGTCTGTGTCTTTCGTGACAAACTGCTTGATGCGTGAGATGGCTGATTTGAACTTCATCTCCCCTTTAAACAGTGTCTCTTCAGAGCATTTAACTACAGCGGGAAGGTACGGATATTCTTTCTCCTGTGCAACCCAGTAGAAGTTTTTAATTCCCGTGGCCTTCGTATAGAGGTATGCTTGGATGTCGTAGCTCAGCTTGTTGACATCATAACGAAACCCATCTACGCTGCGAGTGGATTTGCTGTCTACCACCATATCTGACGAGAGGGAGTCGATGAATCCTTTGATTAGAATTCCATCAATCTCTTGGTAGATTGGGACTTGGTAGTCGCCGTTGAAGTAGCTGTCGAGAATCTTGCAGGAGTCAAGGCGCTCAATCATCTCGTTTGCCTTCTTCCAGTCGTCTGGGTTGCAAATCGTCTTGCCTTCCAGAGCATACTCTTCTACCATGGCAGCCTTCACTTCCTTGTACTCGTTGGTGGCTGACGGGCTCTTGGTCTCCTGGGTCTTCGGGGAGCAGCGTTGCAGGATTGCTTCGTTGTCAAGGATGACATATGTCTTCATCGCCTTCTGACGCTCAAAGAGCAGCATGTCATACATGGTTCCAAAGTCAAGGGCATCGGACTTGTAGACAATCTCGTTCTTCATGTAAGAGTCGAAACGAGCGATGTCATCAATGGCCTGCTTTATGCTTGAATAGGAGAGGTGAGGCTTGCCGTACCTGTCCTGCAAGAGCTGTGATATGCTCATCGCACGAACTTCTTAAGGGCGCCTTTCTGTGCCTCAGTAAGCTGTTGTCCGTAGTGCTTCATCACAGAGTCGTATGCCTCGGTGCGATTACGCGCTGCCTTCAGGTAAGCCACGGCTTTGTCCATGATGGATAACCCTGATTCTGATTCTGACTCTTCTTCTGCGATAGCATCACGGGCTGCTGCTCCTCCTACGGGAACGCGTCCATGTGACTGGGCAGGCTCGTTTCCATGGGTGTTGGTGGCATCGCTGTCCTTGGTGTCGTCGATGAGGAACATCCCGTTGAGGGCATACTTACGTGCATAGGAGGATGTGGCTCCAGTCACCTGTGACGCATCCATGCCCTTCTTGGTTTCCTCCTCACGGGCAGAGGCGCTGACGCTATGTAGGTTCCCATCATAGTCAAAGACAGTTACCGTTGCCATGACGTACACACGACCACCGACTTCCATCATATCATCGTTGATGGACATGCCCAGTTCGTACTTGTGAAGCAAGGGCTTGACAGCCTCGAGGATGTCCTCACATGAACGATACTTGTACTTCCCGAAGGAGTTGAACTGGCCCTTGGGGGCCTTTAGCTCCGC